CCGTGATCAGTTTTCGCAATGTGAGCATTGCAGCCACTGCCCCATACTGCGCGGCTTTCATATAGTTCTCGGACACCATCAGACCCACAGCGTACCTCTCTCCGTTTCTGCTCCAATCTACCCTCCAGGCGAGGCCGTGCGGTCCTTCCTCGGAGATCACCGTCGCCAGGGAATCCCCGGTGGCGTCGACTAAGTATTGAGAGGTTATTTGCATTTCAATCCCCTAAAATAATGGCTCAACGGATTAAGGTGTGGAAGTTGAATCATGATGAGTAGCACCCTCTGTGTGGAAACGCTCTTTGCATGGAGCGCACATCAATGTCCTGTTTTTCATGGGTTCATCCTCAAGGACAACGCCCATCCGAGTGACGTAAAGCTCGGATGGGTCATAAACACCCAGGCAGGATTGACACCTGTTCTGGTACTTGTAAAGCAGCATATGGCGGACAGTGCGTGCCGGGTTACGGCTTACTATCTGAATCGTCTCTGTCTCTGGCATCTCTACTTCCGTTACCTCAACCTCTTTAATTTCGGTGACTTTGGGAATCTTGGAGAACAGCAGGCGGGCTCTGAGCACTTCAAAGCTGTAGCCACGGCCTTGCCTGTTGATGACCTTAGCAACCCCATTGAGCGCCTCTGTGTACCCATTGCTGATAGGGTGGTCGAAGAACGCCAGAATCTCATTGCGCCAGTTTTTGGTTGCCGTAAGGATGGGAGCAAAGCTCTTTTTACCCTTCTTCATGGTCACTGGAACGGAGTCCCGCCAAGCATCAAGTCTGGCCCCGGCCTCTTTCTTGGTTGGGGCATCGTAGATGTCGTAAAAAGCCTCTTTGAGGTCGTAGGCCACTTTGATGGCTGGTTCGTTGTCCAGCCACATGCCAAGCCCGAAGCGGCCCTTTTCATCCAGATTCTTGAACCTCATCCTCAACAGTGCCTTGCGCCTCATCCAGTCCTTGCCAACTGCCTTGGTCTGGTCTTTGGCAAGGGTGATGCGTACGTCTTCCAGTGCCTTGTTTGCCATCTTCACAACATGGAACTTATCGATGACAACCGGCAGGCCCGGAAACACCAATTGAGCGGCATCCTTGTAAGGTCTCCACATGTCAATCGCAAGGCCTTTTACCGTGCGTTTGTTCCTGAATTGGTTCAGCCAGGTGGTAACAGCATCTTTGTCTCTGGTGGGCAGCATGTCGATGGGAACGCGGTTCTTTACGTCCGTGATGATGCATCGGAGTTGACCGTCAATCTGTGTCTCGTCAATGCCAAGCCACTCGGGAAGCCAAGCCTTGTACCTGGTATTCATGGCGGCGATGTAGTCCGCAGCCAATGCCCTTACCGTCTTGTCATCACAGCCAATATGCTCGGCAATGCGGACAAACGTATCCCGCAGACACTGTGTCTGGATGTATTCCACGCACCGCTGGGTCATCCTCATGTCGGACTGGATGCCGCCCAACGGTTGCAGGAACGTCTCTTTGCAGTGCTTGCACCTGTACCTTTGTACATTGGCCAGGATGACCACGGCGGAGCCCCTGATGGGGCTATCGCGGTACTTGATGGGCTTGACGCCATGTTTGTATGGAGTGTCAACAACCCCGCATTTGGGGCAGTTGGCAGGCTGGATGGTGTACTCGGCATCAATCACGTATTCACCACCGCATTGAGTCTTGGAATGCACGGTCCAGCCTTTGAGGTCGAGAATGTCAGTCATCCCCGGATTGTCGTATGCAACGGCAGTCACTCAGTTGCAAGAGCGTGTCGGTCGGCGACGACTTTTCATCTGCGCGGCTTCCGAATCCTCGGAGAACCAGTCCCTTTTGTTGGCGCAATACAGGACTGTTCTGTGGTCAGCCCAAGGCTCATCGGGCCAAACGTTCACATTGATTCCGTAGCAATCGTCCAGCTCTACGAAAACCCACAGGCCCGCCCACTGCGAAAACTCCTCGTGGTAGTGAGTGTCATGGCAAAAGCGAACATAGCCGCCTTTGGTGACCCTGCGCCAACCGTTGACCGTGAAACCGTCCGGTGCCTTTCCGTCGTGCCAAGTCCGTCCGTAACGTCCAAGCGTTGGGCGTTTTGCATGAGGCATGATTTCATTTCCTTTTCTACACGTTATTCCGTTTTATGAGTATAGTCCTAAATCATGAATTCAACACGTTATTCCGCAGAGCCCTTTTGTTAAGGTGTTCACTTTACCAGTCCCTAAGCCGCCAAAAGCATCCTCCCACCCAAGACAAAAGGCCGCTCAATTTCGATGCGCCCGGTTCGTAATGACTCTTTGACGGGGAGCCAACTTACACCACTGTGAACCGTGGGTGTCGGGCTTCTAAGCAAGGCATCTTCGCGGTAGTCAACGATCACGCTGGCATTGCTCACGCTAATCTTTTGCACGAAAGTTCCCAGCAGCAAACGCAGTTGCTTCGGGTCAGGGCAGGCCCGTATCACCCGATGAATGGTTTTCGCAGCCGCGGCTGGATCAATGTCCACCAGGCGGTAGTCCGGTGCTTCGCGGGTCTCCAGCGCGTCCAGTGATGCGGTCAGATCGTTCACCGTCTTGCGATGTACCGCCAGCCGCTCCATCAGATTGGTCAGGTCCGGCGTGTCCTTCCCCAGCGTCTCAATCGTCTGGAAAATTTTTTCCCGCTTGTCCTCAGCTTCGCGCAACTCTTTCACCAGCGCCTTGCGCCGCATGGCCCGCTCTTCAACCCACTTGCCGGCGTTGGCTCGGATGTCGCCCACCACCTTTTCCACCACTGACGCGGTGAGCACCTTGTTCAGCAGCTCGTCCACCATCCAGACATCGAACGCTTCCGCCTTCACCGGCTTGAGACAGCAGCGGGTTTTCCCGTTCTTGTGCGCCAGGCAGGCGTAATAGCTGTACAACTTGCCGCCGCGCCCGGTGCCGTTGCGGATCTGCAGCGGGTTGCCACAAATTCCACACTCCAGCAAGCCCGTAAAGGCAAAGCAGCTTTTTGGCGTGCCGCCAACTTCGTGAGGAACACGGTCTTTCATCATGGCTTGGACCCTTTCAAAATCTTCCTTGGAGACGATGGCCGGATGGCTTGCCACCCGGACAACTTCACCCGCGTCTTTTGCCTCGCGGGTCTTGTTTTTGATCTGATTAAACAGCCGTTCGCCCATATAGGACGGGTTTTTCAGGATGTTTGAAACCGAATTTTTCCCCCATGCCTTGCCTTCACGCAGCAGCCCGGCCGCATTCATGCGCAGCGCCACAGCCTGCGCGCCCAGGCCCTCATTCAAGGCCAGCGCAAACATCATCCGAATGATCTCGGCATGGTCTTCATGCACCACCAGCCGCGACCGCTTGCCGACCCGCTCGATCCGGTACCCAAACGGGGCTCGGCCACCGACAAAAAAACCATCCCTTGAGGCGGTGATCATCGAGCGCAGCGTGTCGCGCGCCACGTTGCGGCTGTACACCTCATCCATCATGCCGGTCATCACTCCCAGTATCCAGCCGGCGTCGGTCTCCAGGTCGATGTCCTGGTGCACGTAAGCCGCCTTGGTTCCCCACTCGCGCAACTGGTTTGTGTTTTTCAGCGCGTCTTCCAGGTTGCGACCAAAGCGCGAGGTGCTCCAGCACACCAGGTGACTCACCCGGTGCGCAGCGCAGTACGCCAGCGCGGCCTGAAACCCGGGGCGCTTGTCGGTGCGGCCGCTCACGCCATCGTCCCGAAACACCTCCACCACCTCGCTGCCCAGCGCCCGCGCCTTGATGCGGCATTGCTCGATCTGGCTTTCCATCGACACGCCATCATCAGCCTGGCGCTGGGTGCTCACCCGTGCATAAATGACAGCATGCTTCATTGCTTGACTCTACTCCCAGCCATCAGCCGCCATATGTGACGATCGCTGACTTTTTCACCCAGGTCACGGCGCACCGAGCGCGAAATTTCAGGCTGGCTCATGCCCATCGACGCCATCGCCTCGATAAACCGGTTGCGCTGGTACCGCTTGTAAGCACTGAGCCGCTGCAGTCGCAGGGCAATGCCCGAACCGCTGTCGGTCATGGTCTCATGCGACCCGTCCAGGATGCGCCACATGGTCATGAAGTTGTCAAAGCCAATGGCGTGCGCCACCTGCAGCATGACCCGCGACAAGCCCATGGCGTCCAACTCATCCAGCAAGGCCAGCTCGCGCGGATTCGCAGAATGCGTGCCGTTTTCGCCAGTTGCCTGACTTCTGGAAAATTTCGCGATTTTTTTTCTTTCCCCTTTTGAGACCTGTGAAGGGTTGCATCCATAGAGGTACCCAC